TCAAAGTAGAAGAGCAAAACCAACGGTGTTGCCCATATTGCTATCTTTATCTTGGCTTTGAGTAGCCACTTCATAAACTTATCCATTAGCCTCCTTGTTTATACATTTCACAATAGGGTAGGGCGTAATACTCGCCACAATATCCCACCAATCAATAAAAGTGTCTTTAATGTACTTATCGTACAATTCTTTGATGAGCCCTACCAATAATACAGAGGCTAATGCCAAAACAAAAGCAGTACCAACGCCACAAAATTTAAAAAACAGTACAAAAAATAGCACTAACATACAATTGCCTACCTTTGAATGCAGCAATTTGTCCTTACCTGTTAATTTTGTTCTAAATATATTCATAATTATTTGTTTTTAATCTTCATCAGCAGGGCACCAATCGGTTGGAGTTTCGCCTCGTTCGAGCTTAATCCATTCTATGGTGCTATCTATGGTAATATTGTTGAATATAGTGAAAATATATAACTTCTTGTTACTTGCCGTATGAACACCTAATTTCACTCTCCAATTGAATGTTTTTTGATAAAAACCATTCCCTTTATTTTCTAATTCAGAAAGAGCCACTTCACCACCGCTATTGTATAAACCAAAAAATTGTTTACCTGCTCCTAATTGACCTTTGAGCGTTACAGTTACAGTTTCCCCCTCTTTTAATTCTGTAGTAATATCATAAGCAGCAATGAGATAGCTATTATTTGTTATTTTTCTGCCACTATTGCGCAATAGATTTTCTCCCACAAACGCCTTTCTTTCAAACTTCTTGCTCATTGCAATATAATCGCCCTCTCCCCACAACGCTACCATTCGTAACTCCTTTACATCGCTCGGTGTGGCAAAGGTTAGTCCTATTACATTCCCAGTATAGTCTCTTTGTACAGAATTCACTACCAAACCAGCCTCATAGCCTAATACTTCAAACGTGTTGCCGGCTGTCTCCACAACAAGTACATAAGTACCTTTTGTTAGTGCGTTCATTGTGGCAATATTCCCACTATCTGCCTTGTCTATCTTTATCGATAACTCGTGCGTGAATCCTCCGCTGAACTTCTGCGAGCCACTCACTTTAAAAGCGTTGTTCAATTCAAATAAATACCCTCGCTTGCTCGGTAACAGTTGTAAGTGAGTGATTACTGTCTTGTCAGCGTTCAGTGTTGTATACCTCCTGTCGATATCCTTGTAAGGTATCACCAATACCCTATTTTTTAGTCCCTTTTTTGGTTTATAATCACAATCAAGAATTATATCCTTTATGTTGTCTATACATCTCATATCAATTTCATTCTCATTCTTGGTTTATTAATTCGGTTGTTATCCCCACAGCCACTATTACATCTATATTCTGGGAATAGTGTGGCATTTCTTTCAAGGTACGAAACACAATCTTGCCATAGCAAGTCCGCTTGTTGCTTGTACATTGTGCGTACATCTCTCCGCTCCGCTTGGCTCACTGTATCACCATCTTGATTTTCTTTCACTTTCAATCCCATAGCGGTATCAATATAGTGCCCAGTGAAGACATATCGAGCATATGTGAAGTACGCTAATACGGCTTTGAGCCCTGCAAATTCGTACTTTTTGCCCTCAAAAGTATAAGTGTCACCATTAAGCAATAAAGTGTAATCCCTCACGGGCGTTTCGCTTGTCAAATCTTGGTAAAAAGACTCGCAAACCAGCCCCTTTAAGTCAAACATCTGCGCCTCTCTTATAAATCGGTTGAATTCTTCCTCTTTACGAAAAAGTGAAACGCTTAAATACTTGCTACATTCTTGCTTACTAACTAATAACTTCATACTAATTTGCTAATTTCAAAAAGTCCACTTGCCGATATATTCCTTGCAAATCCGTCGAAAAGCTCCTCAAACATCTCTTGTACATCTTGGCGTTCTTCTTGCATTTGCTCCTGCATAAAGAGGCGTGCCTCTTTCAAACTTTCCCCCGATGTATTGCCTAATTTTCCCTCGACGTAATCAATCAGCACAGGAGGCACATTACCATACGATTTGCGAATGTTATTAGCTGTCTTCTCATCGGCATACTTAAAGGTATCGTCCTTGATATTGCTCTCAATAGCCTTTATCAGTACAACATCCTCCAACTTATCACTCTGTATTTTCGTTTCAAAGTGAAAGACACTCTGCTCTGCTTCAACGCCTATACCTTTTCTTAGTTCATCTCTAAAATTCTGACGGTCTTCTTCACTTTCCATTGTTGCAGTAACAACGGCATACGTGCCAAAGAATCCTTTCTTAAATCCGTTGCGGGTAAATGTACTCGACAACCCTTCGCTTTCACAATCACGCATTACTACATCAGCCCACGCCAGCGGGTAGGTGTCATTTCTGTCAAGGTTTAAGAAGAATACTTGCCCCTTGTAATTATCCCAACCTCCTGCCTTGGTTACCTGCGCTTCTATCACCTTAGGGCGGGGGTCATATCTGTCAATTGCGACTAAATTCTTATTTCTATCCTTAGAGTCCTTCAATTTATCCCAATCATTATATACCAGCACCTTGCCTCGATAGTCCTTGCTGTCTTTTGCCCCTAATCGGCAATTCCTGTACGGCAATACCTGCACGCTTGTCTTCTCGTAG